CGGCACCTCGACGTGCTCGTTCAACTTCTCGATGTAGAGCTTGGCGACGCCGTCGCCCTCGTTGTGAATCAGAACGGTCATGCGCTTCTCTCCTTCCACCGCTTCCTCGGGCTTTCCCGTTTGGATCCGATCCATCGACCGCCTAGTGTTGGCGCCCAATCGCCTCGTCCCATTCCTTCGAGTGCGTTCTCAGTCCCGACTTGTTGAGAGATCCGAACCCCATCTGCGGCTGAAGGTCCGGGAGTTCCGAAATGGGAGTCGGGCGCGGAGTCTCCCAGATCGTCACCGGGACCAGAATCGATCTGCAGTGAACGTGCCCCGGCGGGTTCAGCTCCTGGAGAAAGTCGCGGTTCTCGGGAAGATTCGCGATCTCCTTCCCATGCCACGCCCGGCAGAACGGAGACGTTCGCGGGTCAAGAATCGCGCTGTAGCGCATGGTCGCCACCATGTCCGCGACGTCTGGATCGAGCATCATGTCGACGCGCCCCGCGTTGTAGGCGTTCATCGAGGACGTGCGGACGATGCTCTCCACCTTCCACGCCTTGAGGAGCTCCTCCCCGGTCTTGGGATCGAGGGTCCCGTCGGCTACCCACCCACGGAAGAGGGAGTCGAGTTCGTCTCCGATGCTCTGCATGTTGCCGCTTCCGAACGTGAGGCGGTCCCGTACAACCGTCTCGATCTGACCGAGAAGGGTCTCTTCCGTGACTCCGGCCCAGGAGAGATTCCGACCGCGGATCCCGTCGATGAGGGTCTGCGGGATGAAGCCTTCTCCGAGAACCGATCTCGCTGCGGTGTCCACCCGGACGGCGGCCATCTTCACGGGCTCTTCGGACGCGCGCTCGATCTCCCCGAGCATGTGTTCCGCTCCCTTTTCGGCCATCGTGATGCACACCACGTCAAGAGCCCTTCGCATTGCGTCGACCGCCGGAACCAGAACCTCCCTCGCCTCGTCCATCCACGATGCGAGCTCGTCGAAGGCGCGGCGCACGGCGCTTGAGGAGATCGCGCAATCCCTCACGCGCTCCTAGCGCCGCGTCCTCCAGTCGGGTTTGACCGAGACGCGCACCGGATTCGAGGGTGTCGACGATCTCGGCAAGGTTCAGCTTCTCCTCGGTCTCGTGGATCGCCTGAAAGACCTCCACCTGGTTCCGCGTGGGATTCCCGGAGCGCACTCCGTTCGCTTCCCGCCAGTCCTCCACGGTGAGCCCCTCGGCTGCGCGGAGAGTCGGAAGGCCGATGCGCCCGAGAACCTCGTTCACGGAGAGGGATCGCATGGGTCGGTTGAACTCGGCGAATTGAAGAGGCTGGGTCGGCTCGGCTGGAGTGATTCCGTGCGCCGCCTGCCAGTCCCGAATGAGAAGGTCTCCGTCGGGAAGGTCGGGGAGCCCGAGTTGCCTCAGAATCTCGTTGACGGAGACGATGCCCGAGTCGATGTGGAACTGAGCGATCGGGACCGTCTCTTCGCCGACCACAAGGTCGTCCTCTTCCGGCATGCGCCCGATCGTCACGTCCTCGGGCCCCGGTTTCCTGAGTCCCAGGGCCTCGTACGCGGACGAGAGCCCGATGGGGAGTCCGATTCTCTTGGCGATCTCCAGGATGTTCCCCTGGGAGCTGGCGTCGGGGTCCCGGTGCGGGTTGTAGGCGAAGCGCGGGATCTCCTCGCCCGATAGGTCCTGTCCGTAGCAGTAACGGACGAGGGGCGGGATCACCGCATCGTTGAGTACCGACTCGGCCTCGCTCCCCATCTCCTCGACGATGAGGTCGATGGTTCCCGATTGCGTTTCGGCAAGCGCGTAGCTACCCCCGCCTCCCTCGATGCCCGTGCCACTGAACGTGGTCTGCGGGATGCCGAGGCCGACGAGAATCTGATTCGAGTAGAAGAGAATCGCCTTGAGAAAGTCGTCGCCCACGCCGTTCGTGCTCAGGACGTCAAGCCCCTCGCTCGCCTCGCGGACGAAGACGGAGCTTCCGTGCGCCCTCTTGAGCGAGTCCAGCTTGGCCTGCTTCTTCTCGTGCGTGGAGCCGTCCGGAACGACCCCGACGAGCATCCCGCCGGCGAGTTTCTCCAGGCTGACGTTGTAGTATCGGGACAGGCGGTCCATCGAAGCGTGGGGGTAGTAAAGATCTCGAAGCTCGCTCGTCCCGTAGGGGTTCCCCTTTTCTTGTCTGTGGGTGTGGATGATGAACTTCGAGAGCGGGGCGAGAGATCCCTCTTTGTCCCCGAAATGCTGAGGCTTCCCGGTGGCGCGGTTCGTGAATCCGGTAACCGTCCCTGTTGAGTCGGTCTCGAACTCGACGTTCTCCTGCCAGAGATCGACGAAGCGGTTGTAGTACCACTTTCCCTTGAACGGGCCGTCGGGTATGGGGGCGATGCACTTCTCGGCAACGAAGAAGCCCATCATGCGGGCCTGCATGAGCGGGACGAGGAGCGCCTTGTCGATCTTCCCGGGCACGCGGTGGAAGCAGTCGCGCACGAACTCGGCCATCTCTTCGAGCTGATCCTCGCCGATGCGGTCGGACCTTCCGGGAAGAATCTCCCATCCCTTGGCGAGGCGGGCCGATTCCAGGAACCGAGACGCCACCTTCACGGCCGGATTGCGACGGATCATGTCTCGGTACGTGGAAAGGCCTTTGCGCCCGACGAGATCGTCTGGGTTGTAGACCACGGCCCCGGGCCCCCAATACGCCTCGGGGGAGGCTCCCGAGAAGACCTTCGGATCGATGTCCCCGGGCTGCTCTGCCTCACGCCCAATACCGATCGGCCGCACGTTGGGCATCAGATCGTCTCCCACTCGCTACGGACTCCCGCGTACACTTCCGTGTCGAACGACCCGCTCGTCATGGCCTGGAACGCGATGGCCGATGCAAGCACCCCGTCGTCGGTGAAACCGTGAGCGGCCTCTGCTCGAAGCTTCCCGAGACCGCGCTCGACGTAGACGAAGGCCATGTGCTCGTTGATCGTTGCCTCGGAGCGGATGCGTGCCTTGTCGAGGCGAAGGGCCTTCTCCCACTCGTCGAGCATGAAGGTGCGGTTGTCCCCGCGCCCCGTCTGCCACTCGCCGATGCCCGGCGTGTTCAGGTGGCGGAGCTCGAGGAGCACGGCAGCCCCATGGTTCTCCTTCTCGATGAGGTGGCGTCCCGGGTACAGGCGCGCGATCTCGTCGACGAGAACAGCGAAGCGGTCGGGCTTCCAGCGCCCGCGAAGCTCGGCTACCTGGTTCCCCGCGTTGTCGAAGACCACGTGAACGGCGAAGTTGCAGTCGTCGCTTTCGCCTCCGCTCGGATCCCCGCCCCCGAAGTAGTGCTTTGCCGGGTGCGGCTCTTCGAAGACCGCGATGGTCCCGAGCTCGTCGCGCCCCGAAGCGCGTATCGGCTTCTCGTTCTTGAGGAACCCGGGGGCGTTCTCGGAGAAGAAGGGGCGTCCGGACTGAACGAACTCGACCTCGTACTCCTGGGCGAAGCGCACGGGGCCCATGTCCCGGCGCCTTTCGCGCCCCCACTCCTCGGTGTGGTTCGGGTTCGCCCGCCAGTCGTGGCGCGTCTTGCGGTATCCGTTCGCAGAGTCGAACCACATCTGCCCGTGGTGCGAGTACATGCCCTTCGGGGTCGATTCCGAGACGATGTAGCCGCCCGGGGCGATGGCGCCGACGAACCCGGCCCACACGTCGGGGGCCCACTGCACCGCGGCGTGCTCCGACATGATCCCGATCATCGCCCGCTGGGAACGGGCCGGATCCTCGCCGGCCGGAAGGGCCATGATGTAGAAACGGGGCTGCCCGCTCGCCCTCGACCCGAACTGAATCTCGGTCGTATTCTCGACGAGCACGGGAGGAAGCAGCCCCGGGATTCCGCGCTGAATGTCCCGCACGAACTGGCGGGCATAGCCGAGGAGGGTCTTCGCGGTCTTCTCCCGGTTCCCAACGATGAGGACCGGGTAGCCGAGGAAGGCCATTTGGTGCACGGCCCAGGCGACCACGGCATGGGAAGAGCCGATGTCCCGGCTCTTGCCGATCATCTCGCGGCGGGTGACTCCGCGCCACCACGCAGACTGCCAGGGC